TGGCGTGAGGTTGCGCGGGTACTGAAGCCGGGTGGGCATCTGCTCGCGTTCGGCGGGACGCGCACGTATCACCGCCTCGCCTGCGCGATCGAGGATGCGGGCTTCGAGATCCGCGATTCGATCGCATGGCTGTACGGCAGCGGATTTCCGAAATCTACACGGGTAGGCAGGGACGAGCGTTACTGCCATTGCGACGCCAGCGCCCGTACCAGTTCGCGCACATCCCACGAGCTAGGGACGGCCGACCGCACACGCACGGCGGATGCTTCGGCCGCAGCGGAAGGTGCAGCGCGAAGTGCTCATCGTGCGACGAGTGAACCTCTAGGTTCTCCTGACGGTTGTCATCCCGTACCCGGTTCCGGTGATGCACTTCCTCGCCCGGTAGAAGCGAGCGACCCAGCATCGCCTCTGCCACAAGGATGTGCTCCAGCACGTACCCGTTCTGACGTGCTCGCGGATGGTCCGGTCGACGGATCATCACGTAGCCCTTCCCCGGCTCTAGGTAGCGACCACCCTTCCAGTCTGGATTCCGGCCACCCGTCGCGTTCTCACGTCGGCGGGCAGTCGCGCAGGCAGGGGAGCACGTCACCCGCTGGTACTTCCGGATTGGGTTACCGCACACCGGGCAGCCGCCTAAGTTCTTCACGTTCCTATGGTACCGGCTTCCCGCTCTGCTCGACGTGCGACAAGCCGATCGTCGACGGGCTAGGCACGGCCTTGAAGCCCGCTCACGAGCCGATCGTGGTCGCGCGCAAGTCCACGGTGGGCACGGTGGCCGGGAACGTCGCGGAGCACGGTACGGGCGCGCTGAACATCGACGCATGCCGGGTGGGCGACGACACCTCACGCGGCGATCGGTACAACGGCAAGCCACCTTCCCCAACGGGATCGAGCGGCGGGCAATCGTCGCTCGGCGTGTTCGGGCCTCGGCCAGACAACTGGGCTGTTCAGCCTGGCCGCTGGCCGACGAACGTTGTCCTCGACGAGTCGCAAGCCGAAGCCCTCGACGCGCAAACCGGCGTACTCACGAGCGGCGGCGGCGACCGTCGCAGCAACGCGAGGCACGTCCTCGAAAACCGGCTAGACCGCGACAACGACACGCCGCGCATCCACGACGCGGACAGTGGCGGCGCGTCCCGGTTCTTCCCCACCTTCCGCTACGAAGCCAAAGCCCCAACGTACGAGCGGCCCAGCGTCGACGACGTTCTCCACCCCACCGTCAAACCCCTCGACCTCATGCGCTGGCTCGTCCGGCTCGTCACCCCACCCGGCGGACTCGTCCTCGACCCCTTCCTCGGCTCAGGCACAACCGCCGAAGCCTGCATCCTCGAAAACCTCCACTGCATCGGCATCGAACGCGAACCCGACTACCTACCGCTCATCGTCCAACGCATCAGCAAGCCGCTAGCCGTCGGCTTCGACTTCGGTGAGGCCGCCGGGTGACCACCAACGAACACGGCGAACGGAGACGGCCATGAGCGAAACCCTCGACACCCGCACCGAACAGGCCATCGCGTTCGGCCACTCACGCACATGACCACCACCGACCCGGCTCCCGTCGACCCGGTCCGCGCGTTCACCGCCGCACTGCCCCGCGCCGCCCGCGACCGGCTCGTCCTCGACTACCAGACCATCCCCCTCATCCGCGCCGGCAGCGCCAAGCACGGGCCCGCCGAACTCGCCCGCATCGTCTCCGCCGGCATCGGCCGACAAAACCCAGCCAACCCCGGCGCGCTGGTGCTGTTTCGGCTACGGCGCGAAGCCGGGATCGACGACGACCAGGAGGACGACGACTGATGGCCTGGGGACGAATGGACGACAGCATGCACGACCACCCGAAGGTCGAACACCTCAGCCTCGCCGCCCTCGGCCTGTGGACCAAGTGTTGGTCGAAAGCGCTACGCCAATGCAAGACCGCACCCGTGCCCGGGTTCGTCTCCGAAGCGACCGCGCGATCGTTCGCCGGCCCGCAGACCAAGCGACTCGCGGCCGAACTCAGCACACCGATCCCAGGCAAGAAGTTCGGACTGTGGGAGCCCGTCGAAGGTGGCTGGATGATCCACGATTTCGCCGACTACCTGCCGAAGCAGCGCGACCCGGAAGAGGCCGCCGAATCAGGCCGCAAAGGCGCTCAAGCACGACTGGCCAAGCAGGCGCAGCAGCGAGCTAATAGCCAAGGCTCTAGCCACGCAGGAGCTAGCCAACAGCCAGAGCTAGAGCCAAGCTCCGAGCCAAGCGACAGCCGAGCTAACGGCCAAGCTGGAGCCGAAGCTAACGACGGCTCGCGCGCGTCACGTAGCGCGTACCCGTCCCGTCCCGTCCCGAAAGACCAGGACCAAGACTTGGGAGGAGATCGTCAAGAAACGCTCCAGCCAGCCGCCGCAACGAAGCACCCACCAGACCACGACCCGCCAACCAGCCCAGCCAACGCCCGCTGCACCGCCCACCGCGGCATCGCCGACCCCGGACCCTGCAACGGCTGCCGCGTCGCCCGCGAACAAGCCGAACGCCGAGCCGACGCCGCGCTCGAGCAGGCCGCCCGCGAACACGAAGCCCGACGCATCGCCTGCACCCGCTGCGACGGCACCTGGATCGTCGACGACCAGCAACGCCCCACCCGGCGCAAGTGCGACCACCGGAGATCGGCGTGACCGCGCAACCCGTCGAGCCGCCGCCGCCGCCGGGACCCGTCGACAGGCCGGGGTCGGTGAGCTCGGAGGCGGAGGCGTGGTTCCGGCGGACGGGTCACTGCCACGACTGTGGGCAGCCGGGCGGGTACTGCCAGTGCGGCCGCCCGTGTGCCTGTTCCGCGTTGCACGAGCACGGGTCTGGGCGGCTGCCGGGCGCGTTGGATCAGTTCGCTGAGGTGTCGCCGGTGGCTGTCGGCGACGACCAGGGGGAGCTGTTCGCATGAGCGTGTTGCCGTTGGTGCTGCCCGAGCTGGTGATCGACGCTGTCGGCGTTCCGGCGCCACAGGGCTCCAAGTCATTCAAGGGGATGCGGGCCGGGAAGCCGGTGCTCGTGGAGTCGTCGAAGAAGGTCGCGCCGTGGCGGGCCGCGGTTGAGTCGGCCGCTCGGGCGCGGATGGCGTTGACCGGGTGGACCACGTTGGACGGGCCGATCGAGTTGCTGATCGTGTTCTTCCTGCCGCGGCCGCGGTCGGTGCGGCGGGTGTGGCCGACGGCGTACCCGGACTCGTCGAAGCTGCTGAGGTCGACGGAGGACGCGTTGGTGCGGGCCGGCGTCGTTGCTGATGATGCGCGGTTCGTGCATCACGACGTGTGGAAGCGGTACGCGCTCGAGGTGCCTGGTGCGCGGATCACAGTGCGGCCGGTGGCGTCATGAGCGAGCCCATAGCCCCGCCGCCGCCTCGTTGCTGGCTGACCATCACGGAGATCGTCCCGACTTTGACGGCGGCCGAGAGGAGCAAACGATGAGGTATCGATCGCGCGACGGCTTGTGCTTGTCGGCAGACCCGAACGCCGTCGCGCTCTGGGACAGCATCGGCGACCAGATGGCGACCGAGCAGGGGCAATGCACGGCCGCGTTGCGCGCTATCGGCGTGAAAGCGGCACACCCCGATGACGGGTGGGTGAACCGCGAGAGGAACACCGTCCACTTCGAGTACCCCGCCTTCAACGACGGCGTTTCGGTCGGTGATCTGATCGCGCTCGGCCGACCGCGGAGCGGCTATCGACTGGTCCGCTGCACGCGCATCGAGCACACGGGATACCTGATCCCGATGACGTACCACCACTTCAAGGACACCGGCCAACGGTTCCCCGAGCCAGCCCGGAAGCGACGCTGGCAGAGGGGCCACCCGGCGACCGCCCCTGTCGCCGACGTCCGCACCCGCGACACGACCGGAGGAAGCCGATGAGTGACGTCCCGACTTTGACGGCTGCCCGGACAGTGACAGGAGCGAAACGATGGTGACGATGCAGGCTTTCGATCCGGGTACGCCGATCACGTCGGGCGATCTCATTGAGGACAACGACGGCGCACCGTTGCCGCACGAGTTGCAGCGCGGCGGGCGCATCAGCCTCGCGGTCTGGGACGCGTTGGTTGCGCACCTGCCCGACGAGGCGAGTCCGGACCAAATCATCGACTGTCACGCGGCTGTGCTAGTCCGACTTGCGCCGGTCCTGTGGCCCCTGTTGCCGAGCAACGACGAGGCCGCGTCGTGACTCCCGACGAGCAGGTCCGCGCCGACCAGATCCGGGCCAGAGCAGACGCAGCGACGGAAGTGCTGGCGATCAAGGCGGGTGCCGGGACGGTTGAGGTCATCGGCGTTGACGGCGTGTCCATCGCAACGTTCTACACGACGGGCGACGACCTCGACCGGGCGGACGCGAACTCGATTCTGTACGAGGCTGCCCGGTCGGACGTTCCGTGGTTGCTTGACCGTCTGGCCGCCGAGACCGCCGAAGTTGAGCGGCTACGCGATCTCGTTGACGAGTTCCGCAAGCGCGACGAGAGCCAGGACCGTATCCGTACGCGGCTGACGGTCGAGCGAGACGAAGCCCGCGCCGAAGTCGAGCGCGTATCCGACCTCTACTGCGAACTGTTCGATGTCGACTCGCGACTTTCGGCCAGGGCGATGAAGGCCGAGGCCGAGTTGGCCGCCGAGACCGAACGCGCCGACACGGCAGAGGCAGCGCTAGCTGCGACTGAAAGGGATCGGCTATGAGCGAGTTGAAGAAGTGCCGCAACGACCTCTGCGACCGGCAGGTCCGCACTTCGGTCGCCTACTGCTGCAACGCGTGCAGCCTCGCGGACGAGGGCAGCTACGAGATCCACGAGAGCGGATTCCTGGGCCACCCGGCCGACTGCAATGCGAGGCACGCCGAGCGGGGAGCGTGGCTTCGTGGCTGACACCGACCGGGACGCACCGGGCATGGACGAAGCGGCAACGCCGTATGCGCTCGTTGACGGACGCGGAGGCCAATGGCTGTGCGATGTCATCGACGGCGAACTCTCGGGGATCGCCCTCGTTGGTGATCTCCTGCGCGACTCTCGCCTGCCCGTCGAAGATGACGCGCTCGAAGCGGCATGCGGAGCGTTCTACTACGAATGGGGCGAGGACGAGGTCGACCCGGAGGACGCCGCTTGCTGTCGTCGTGAGATGCGTCCGGCAGTTGAAGCTGTCTCGCGGGTCATCGCTGCCGCTGTCCGGGCTGACGTCCGCGCCAAGGTGCTCGCGGAAGTGGAGACGGCGATTCGCGCACGCCTAGCCGCTGCCACTGACGATCAGTGGGTCGGCGGGGCGTGGCTGGGCGAGGCGCTCACTGCCGTCCGCGCTCTCGGTGAGGTGACCGGGTGACGGGTAGCTACGCACTCATCGCTGACGAGATCGAGGCGCTGTGCGACAACGCGCGAGCGAGCCACGAGGCGCACCACATCGCGCCGTTCGTGTTCGTGGACGAACTGCTCGCCGCACTGTTCCCGGCCGAGGATGCCGACGCCAAGTGAAGTGCAACGTCTGCGGCGCCAAGACCGAGGCGTTCCTGTGCACCGACTGCGGCCACCGCCTCGCCGCCGCGCTCGGCGACCTCCCCAGCCTGCTCGACGCCCTCCTCGACCGCGCCGCCGGCAACACGCACATCTACCGAGCCAACAACCTCACGCCCAGACGCGACGACGAACTCGCCGGCCTCGAAGCCGAATACGCCGCACACACCGCGCTGCTGCCGGTCCTCAAACGCAGCCGCGACGGACGGATCACCCTGCCGGCCACGCCACTGCCAGTCGACCTCGACGCATCCCGACTACTCCACGAGGCACGGAACACCCTCACCACCTGCATCCGGGACTTGACCGAGACGCGCGGACTCGACGCGCCGACCGAACGACTGCCGACCGTCGTCATCGCCGACGTGCACGTGAGCATCACCCGCAACCGCTGGCACATCATCCGCGAACCCCGCATCGTCCGCGTGGCGCGCGACCGCCCAATGGAAGACCTGACGGCCTGGCTCCTCACGAACATCGACACAATCCGCTACGACGAAGCCGGGCGCGAGACCTACACGCAGCTGCTCGCGCTCAACGCGAAGATCACCCGCGCCGTCGACCGGTCACCGGCCGACTCCTACGCCGGCCCGTGCGCGCACTGCAGCGTCGACATGTGGCGCCGTGCCGGCACCGACCAGATCATCTGCGACGCCCGCTACTACGTCCTCAGCGACGCCGGCCAGCTCGAGACAGCCCGCGGCTGCGGGATGACCTACACGCTCGCGCAGCGGCAACGGTGGCTTCTCGACGCGGTCCGCGACGAACTGGTCGCCCTGGACATGCTGCAGGACTTCATGCGCTCCCTCGGCCGAGTTTGGCCACCGTCCACGACAGTCGCCTCGTGGCGGCTCCGGCGACGCCTGGATGTGCGGTCGATCGACCGTCACGGCGTGGAACTGTTCCGCGGCGGCGACGTGCTGGACCTGCACGAGGACTGGCTTGTGAAGCAGGCTGAGAAGATCTCGCGGCAGGCGTCGTGACACGCCGGTAGTTGCGCTTGCGCCGTGTGTGATCTATGTTGCGTCGTATCCGGGCGTTCGTCATGCCCGGAATCTGAGCGCCCGAGCCGACCGGCCGGGCGTTTCGTCATTCTCGATCCGAGGCACGCCGATGCCTGATCTCGCCGCACGCCTGACCCGCATCGACGCCGCGATCGCGTGCCACCGGCTCGCCCGCGACGCCGCCGACGCCACATGCCAGGTCGGCGTGTACGAGGCGCACGAGGCCGAGGTCGACCGGCTGGTCGCACTCAGGGTCCGGGTCGCGCGAGGGCACGGGATGGTGGCCGGGTGAGCAACTGCGAGCATTGCGGCCAGCGGCACGAACTGCGCGGCAAGCCGACCTGCTCCGGGCACGTGACCACGGACCGCGACTCCTACGTCCCGGGCCAGGACCGCAAGCCGCTCGACAAGCCCCGACCATGCAGGCGGTGGCCGAACAACGGCCAGACGAAGTGCGGAATGCACGGCGGCTCCAGCCCACAGGCCAAGGCCGCCGGCGAGCAACGGGAAGCCGAAGCGAAAGCCCGCGCCGCGATCGTCCGCAAGCTCGGCGACGCCGGCGAGCAGGTCAGCGACCCGATCGGGAAGCTGTGCGCCATCGCCGGCCGCGCGGTCGCGTTCATGGAAGCCCTCGCCGGCGAGATCGACAAGCTCGAGCGGGTCGACGCCGACGGGGCGCGCGCGCTGATCACGCTTTACGGCCGGGCGATCAAGGACGCCGCGTCGATCGTGGAGTCGATCATCCGGATGGGGATCGCGGAACGGCTCGCGAAGGCCGAGGAGCAGCAGACCGCGGTCATCGTCGCGTTCATCGACGGCGTCCTCGCCGACCTGGGGCACAACCCACGCGACCCGGAGGTCGCCGGCGTGGTGACACGCAGGTTGGAGCTCGTCGCAAGCTAGGAGCCGACCGTGTCGATGCCGAATGCGGTGCTCGACACGTACAAGGCTCGAGGACCCGGCTCGAAAGCCCGCGCGTGGCGCGCCGAAGCCCGACCCGAGCAGCTGCCACCCGACGGCGACTGGCGCATCTTCTACATCCGCGGCGGCCGCGGCGGCGGCAAGACGTGGACCGGCAGCAACGCGCTCGCCGAACTGATCCAGACCAGCCCGCCAGGCGAGTGGGCGGCGATCGGCCCGACCTATGGCGACGCCCGCGACACCCTGATCGAGTCCGCCGAATCGGGTCTGCTGGTCGCGCTCGGCCTGCCGCGCCGCTACCACGGCTGGAACCGGTCGATGGGCGAGTTGAGCCTGCCGAACGGGTCGATCGTGTACGCCGACGGCGCCGATGACGGCGCGCTCCGCATCCAGGGCAAGAACCTGCGCGGCGCGTGGTGTGACGAGGTAGGGCTGTGGAAGCGGTGGGAGACCGCGTGGGACGAGTCGCTGCGGTTCGCCGTCCGCAAGGCCCCCGCGAAGATCATCGCCACCGGGACGCCGAAGCGGCGGATGCCAGCGATCAAGCTGATCCGCCGACTGATGGCCGACGAGCGGGTCGTGAAGACGGTCCTGCTGACGAAGGACAACGCCGCGCACCTGGATCCGGGCACGCTCGAGGACCTGATGCTGCTGGCCGGCACGTCATTCGGGATGCAGGAACTCGAGGGCGCAGTCCTCGACGACTCCGACGGCGGGTACTTCCACTCCGTCGACTGGCGCTACTGGCAGCACGACACCGAGCAGGACGGCCGGCGCCTGATTCACCTGATCGACGAGCAGAGCGGCCGGGACGAACGCTACGACCTGACCGACTGCGCGCGGTTCATCACCATCGACCTCGCCGCGTCGCTGAAAACGTCCGCCGACTGGACGGTCGCCGGCGCATGGGCGATCCCCAACTTCGGTGACCTCGTGCTGCTCGATCGCGTCCGTGCCCGCGTCACCGAAACCGACCATGCCGAGTTCGTCAAGCCGCTGCGTGAACGCTGGCTCGGCCGTTACGACGTCGTGCACGTCGAGGCGACGATGCAGGCGAGCACGCTCGCGTACCAGCTCGGCCAGTCCGGGGTTCCGTGGGCGCCGCTGCGTGCCGACAAGGGGAAGCTCGAGCGGGCGCTGCCGTACGTGAAGCTGGTCCGTCAGCACCGGGTGTGGCTCCCGAAGGACGCCGAGTGGCTGCCTGAGTGGATCGACGAGCACGCCGAGTTCCCGAACGAGCAGGTGCCGGATGACCAGGTCGATGTCGGCGCTTATGGGGCCCGCGTGCGGATCGCCGACTGGCTCGCGCCGGAGACCGGCGAGCAGCAACGGCAGCGCGAGGCCACCGACCCGGACTACGTCGATCTGATGACGATCCCGCTCTAACAGCCGAGGAGGCCGAGCCGTGTCGATGCCGACCTCGATGCTCGGGTTCGTCGACGACGCGGCAGCGGTCAACATCGACGGCTACTCCTCGGCCGTGGACTACCTGCTGGAGAACGTCCCGCAGCTGCAGCACCCGGAGTCGGTGCGGGTGTACGCGACGATGCGCCACGAACCGCACCTGTCCTCGATCCTGTCCGCCTACCAGCGGGCCGTCGGCGGCGCGAAGTACGCGATCGACCCGGCCGGCTGCGAGGACGAGACGGTCGAGCTGATCGCCGACGACCTGGGTCTGCCGATCGCCGGCTACAACGACGACGAGGAGCCGCAGCAGGGTGCGCGGCGCCGCGGGTTCACCTGGGCTGAGCATCTGCGGGTCGCCGGGATGGACCGCACCTACGGGCACGCGTTCTTCGAGCAGGTGTGGCGCGAGGAGGCCGGCCGGTGGCGTCTGGCCGCGGTGGCTGAGCGGATGCCGCAGACGGTCGAGTTCCTGAAACTGAACCGGGACGGGACGCTGTCCGCGATCGTGCAGGGCTCGATCCCGAAGTCGGTGGAGATCACCACCGCCGATCACCGCCTCATCTACTACACCCGTGAGCGGGCCGGGTCGAACTACTTCGGCGAGTCGATGCTGCGGCCCTGCTACGGGCCGTGGCTGATCAAGTCCGAACTGATGCGGGTGCACGCGACGTCGATCCGCCGGTTCGGGATGGGTGTGCCGACGGCGCAGGCGCTGCCCGGGACGTCCCCGACGCCGCAGCAGATCGGTGAGGCGCAGCGGGTCGTGTCCGGGCTCAAGGCGGGGCAGTTCTCCGGCGTGGCGATGCCGGCCGGGTTCCGGCTCGCGCTCGAGGGCATGACCGGCAGCGTGCCGGACGCGCTCGCGTTCATCACCTACCTGGACCGGTTGTGCACGCGGGCGACGATGACGTCGATCCTGGACATGGCGACCGCCGAGCGCGGCAACCGTTCCCTGGGGGAGACGGTGATGGCGCTGATGGTGATGGCGCAGCAGGACGACGCGAAAGCGAAGTGTGACGTCGGGACGGCGCAGATCGTTATCCCGCTGGTCGACGCGAATTTCGGTGAGGGTGCGGCGGCTCCGCGGATCTGCGTGTCGTCCGTGGGTGCTGACCCGGAGTTGTCGGCGCAGGACGTGTTCTGGTTGATGGCCTACGCGGGCCTGAACCCGGACGAGAAGCTCGAAACCTATCTGCGTGACCGGTACGGCATCCCGGCGCGTGACCCGAATGCGCCGCCTGTATCGCCGGCGGCGCCCGGCTCGCAGCCCGGCCCGAACGCACCCCAGCCACCCGGAGGCGCGCAGTGAGCGACACGATCGAACTGCCGCGCTACCGCTACCGGGGCAGCGTCGAGCCGTCGGCCGCAGTGAAGCGGCCCGTCGCGGTCACGAAGAACGCGGCGGCCAGCGGTGCCGGCAAAGCGGGCAGCTCCGCGACACTCGACATCTTCGACGTGATCGACTCTTACGGCGGCTGGTGGGGCGTCTCCGCGCTCGAAGTCGACGCGGCGCTCAAGCAGATCGGCGACGTCGACACGCTCTATGTGCGGCTCAACTCGCCCGGCGGCGAAGCCACCGAAGGCGTCGCGATCGCGAACCTGCTCCGCGCGCACGCCGCGACCGTCCGCGCCACCGTCTACGGACTCGCCGCCTCGGCCGCCTCGGCGATCGCGATCAGCGCCGACGTCGTGAGCATGGCCCCCGGGTCGCTGATGATGGTGCACGAGGCGGCCGGTATCGAGTTCGGCAGCGCCGACGACATGCGCGCAGAGGCCGAAGCGCTGGATGCCATCAACGAGAGCTACGCGGGCCTGTACGCGCTCAAGGCCGGCGGGACAGCCGCCGAGTGGCTCGCGGTCATGCACAAGACGTCGTGGTACACCGCCGACGGGGCCGTCACCGCGAAGCTTGCCGACGCCAAGGGCATCGACCCGCAGATGCCGGCGGGGCTGCCGGTGGTCGAAGACGGCGAGCCGGACGTGGTCGTCGAGATCGACGTCGAGATCAGCCCCGCCGCGCGAGCAGCCGCGCGCCGCTTCGACCTGTCCATGCTGCCCAACGCGCCCGCCGCGCTGGCACCCAAGACCCCGGCCGAGCCGCCGGAAACGCAAGACACCCACAACGAGGAGGCCGTCACCATGACGCCCGACGAGATCAAGGCGCTGCGCGAGCGGCTCGGCCTGGCCGAAAACGCGGATGCCTCCGCGATCAACGCCAAGCTGGACGAACTCGAGGAAGCCGCCACCAAGCCGGCCGAGCAGGCGCAGCCTGACGACAAGCCCACCGACCTGGCCGCGGCGAAGGCCGCGCTCGAGGCCGACGGCAAGGTCGTCGTGTCGCAGGCGAAGCTCGACGCGCTCACCGAGCAGGCGCAGCAGGGCGCGCAGGCCCGCGCGAAGCAGATCACCGACGAACGCAACGAGCTGATCGAGGCCGCCATGAGCGCGGGCAAGATCAGCCGCTCGGACGACACCCGCAAGGTGTGGGAGGGCGAGTTCGCGCGCAACTTCGACACGGCGAAGGCCGACCTCGACACGCTGCCGGCCCGGTTCCCGGTCGGCGAGATGCGCGGCACCACCGGCCACGACGGCTCGGCCGGCGACGCCGCGTTCACCGACGACGAAGCCGCCGCGCTCGGTGCGCTGGCCGGCGTGAGCGGAAAGGCGCTACAGGCATGAGCGACTACGTGCCGGTGTACGGGCCGGAGACCATCCCGTCCTTCACCCTCACCCTCTCGGCCACGGTCACCGCCGGGCAGCTCGTCACCTGGGCCGGCGGGGTCGCGGGCGACGCGTCCGTGTCGGTGGCCGGTGTCGCCGGCCAGGGCGGCGTGTCCGGTGACCTGATCACCGTCTGGGGGCCGGGCCGGCACAAGCTGGCCTCGTCCGGGTCGATCACGCAAGGCGCCGCAGTGTGCGCCGCCGCGGCCGGGGTCCTCCGTGCCTGGGTCGCCGGCACCGATGCCGTCGCCTCCTACCTGGGTCGTGCGAGCGTTGCCGCTTCCGGCAACGTCGTCACCGCGTCCCTTCCGATCCTCTGAGCCTGGGAAGGGCATCCGATGGCTGACAACTTCGATCTTCCGATCCCCACGATCAGCGGGACCGCGATCACCGTCGACTGGCTGCGCAACGACCCGCGCCGCATCTACCGCTTGCTCCGCACCCTCGTCATGCAGAACCTGATCGGGTGGCGGATCCTGACCGGCCGGGTCGATCTGACCGGGACCGGGTTCGGCATCTACGAGGTGTCCGAGTCGATCTTCGCGGCGCTCGCCGGGTCGGTCGTGCGGCCCTTGTCGCGTTACCCGCTGACCCAGGACGGCAACCCGACCCTGGCGTCGGTGCGGCCGGACAAGACGGGCCTCGCGTACGTGATCTCGGACGAGGACGTGGCGCACAACCGGATCGACAAGGTGATGCGGGCGCTGATCAAGATCGCGAACCAGCTGACGTTCCAGAACGATGCCCTCGCGCTGGCCGCGATCGCGTCGCTCGTGGTGAAGACCACGGACGCTGCCGCGACCTGGGACGGCACCACCTCGGCGAAGCCGTTCCAGGACGTGCTGCTCGCCGGGGCCTCGATCGAGGAGGAGAACCAGGGCTACATAGCCGACACCGTGGTCACCACGCCCACGAAGTTCGCCTACGCGATCAGCTCGGCGGTCGCTGCCGGGCAGCTGCCCCGCGAGGACGCCGCCAACGCGATCCAGACGAACATCAACAACATTCGGATCGCGAACCAGACGTGGCTCAAGACGACCAACATGCCCTCCGGTGTGACGGCGTTCGTGGCCGACTCGCGGATGCTCGGTTCGATGGCGTTCGAGCGGCTCGGCGGCGGCTACCAGGGCGACCCGTCGGACATGGCGTCCGGTGTGGAGTCGAAGCGGTTCCGCGAGGAAGGCATCGACGGCGTGAAGGTGCAGGCGCGGATCGTGCGTGCGCCGATGGTGCAGGAGCCGAACTCGGCCCGACTCGTGGACGGAGCCTGAGATGGCGACGCAACTGGTCGCCGAGCGCGACGGTGTGCTGCTGAGGGTCGGCAACGAGATCCGGTCGCTGTACCGGGGCGGCGCGGTGCCCGACGGCTCGGACCCGGAGCACGTCAAGCTCCTCACCGGCCGCGGCCTGCTCGTCGAGGCCGGCGAGACCGACCACGACCCGGACGGCATTGGCCCGATCCCGGCCAAGTCGGCCTCGCGCGCCGACTGGGACGCCTACGCCGCCACGCAGGGCCTGTCCGAGGTGGACGTCGCGGCGTTCTCTTCGAAGGAGGAGCTGCAGAAACACTTCGGGGTCGAGTGATGGCCACGGTTACCGTCCTGGCCACCGGCGAGAGCATCACTGCGGAGGGCCCGCTGCTCGCCTACTACCGGGGCGAGGCGGCCACGGTCGGCGGCTACTCGATCGACGGCGTCGACTACCCGCGGCGCACGACTGCCGAGGTGATCGCCGAGGGCGATCAGCGTCTCTCGGATCTCACCGACGCGCTCGGCGAGATGCAGAGCGCGGGCGACGGTGCCGCGGTTGCCGGCGCGGATCTGGCGGACGCCACGGACGCGCTGACCGAGGCCGTGCCCGTCGACGACCCGGACGATCACCCGAGCCCGAAGCCGCACTGAGCGCAGCCGTGACGATCGACCTGTCGACCGGCGGGTACGCCACCGTCGAGGACCTGGCCGAGTGGACGCAGTCGACGCCGCCGGACAACGCGCTGACGTTGCTCCGGTCGGCGTCGCTGGAAGTCGCGAAGGCGTGCAACAGGAACCCGTATGTGGACGTCCCGTCCGACACCGACGTGGCGCCGCTGCGGGACGCCACCACGGCGCAGGTAGCCGCATGGGTCGCGCTCGGCGTCGACCCGGCCAAACAGGGCACCGACGTGCTCGGCCCGGTGAAATCGTCCAAGATCCTCACCGCGACGATCGAGCGGGACACCACGGCGGCGGTGCAGGCCAGCACCGAAGCGGCGGACGGCCTGTGCGTCGAGTCGCAGGCGATCCTGCTGCAAGCCGGGCTGCTGTGGCTGCCGGTGCCGCTCGCCGACACGACCGGCTGGCTCCCGTCATGGGGACTCGACCCGGTCACGCCCGGCGCGTACGGGTGGCCATCGCTCGACGGCGCATCCTGGCCCTTCCAGTGACCGACCCGCTCGTGGACTGGTGGCGCCACACGCTCTCGGTCGAGCGGTGGGAAGGCCCGGGCGAGGCCGGCGCCGACCAGTTCGCCGCGCCGAGCGCCGTCACAGGGTTCTACGCGGACGGCACCAAGTACAGCGGTGGGCAGATCATCTCGACGGGCGAATTCGCGTTCCCCCGCGACGCGCCCTACGTCCCGGTGCAGTCGCGCGTCACGCTGCCACCCGAGTTCGGCAGCCGCGTCACGCGCGTGGTCTCGGCGGCGGTCGGCGACGGTGGCGGCCAGTCGACACCCGACCATCAAGTGATTGGTCTGATGTGATGCCTGTGACCGTGCGCTACGTCCGCCCCAGAGGCGACGCGCTCGCGCGGATGGCGGCGGCGAAGGCGGCCGGCGCGGGAGCGATCGCGGACAAGCTGCTGGAGAACTCGCAACCGCTCGTGCCGGTCGAGACCGAGACGCTCAAGAAGTCCGGTCACGTGGTCGAACTCGAAGGCGGTAAGCGGGCCGTCGTCTACGACGCGGTGTCCGAAGAGGACGGCTATCCGTACGGGATCAAGCAGCACGAGGACGCGACGCTGCACCACCCCAACGGCGGCGAGGACCACTTCCTGTCCAAGCCGATGGAGGGCCACGACGGCGAGTACCTGGCCGAGGCGGCCGAGGCGATGCGGCCGCTGTTGTGAGCGCCGCGTCGCAGACCGACTTCCTCACCGAATACGCCGAAGGCTTCGCCCAGTTGATCGCCGCCGCGGACATCGGGTTCTCCTGGCGCGACTTCGGCACCCAGACGGACGGCCGCGCGCCGATCTTCCTCGCCGACGTCCCCACCGGCCCGGACGTGGTGTGCACGCTCACGCCGTCGCCGATGGACGCCAACCCGGTCTACACCGACTCCGCGGTGAATCTGCAGATCCGGTTCCGCGCCGGCACGGATGTCCGGCAGGTATGGGCATTGCGCGACCCGGTCCGGAAGCTGCTCGCCGGCCTGTTCCCGACCCGGCTCCCGACCGGCATCTACATCTCCGTCCTCAAGTTCGCGTACGGCACCTCGATGGGCCGTGACGCGAGCAACCGGTGGGAATGGGCGGACAACTGGCGCACCCGCGCCACCGAGCTCCACAGCTGACTCTCACGCAGCAGCAGCAGCACGCACACCGACAACCGACGCCCGAGGAGGGCACATGTCTGCACCGACCCTGAACACCGCGGGCGACACGACCGCGCATCGCCTCGGATGCTTCGACTACAACGAGGGCACCATCCTCGCCCCCGTCTGGACGACGGTCCAGTACGTCGAGGACTACGACCTGCAGACCGACAACGCGAACATGGTCGACGCCACGGTCTTCGCGGACGGCGGCTACACCGGGCAGGACAAGATCAGCACCGCCTGGCAGCTGAACGTCACGCTCGACCACATGAGCGTGCCGGGCTCCAACCCGCCGATCTACGACCCGACGCACGACTACCTCGAGCAGCACGGCGTCGGGCAGCTCGGCGCGGCCAACCGCATCCAGTTGCGGATGTACGACTTCGACCCCAACGACGTCGACGGCCTGATCACGCCGCGCGGGCAGGCCTACCTGGGGTTCGCGAACTACTCGTGGCCCGGCTACGGCGCCGGCGGCACCGGCGATGCCCGCATGGTGGCGCTGCAGTTCCTCGGCAAGGGCAAGCTGTCACCGATCTTGCACCCGTACCCGGTCGGCGGCGCGGTCCCGAACATCACCGCGAAGACCAACTCGGTGGGCGGCGCTGCAACCGGTCTGGCCGAGGCCGGCGGCGAGGTCGTCGTGGTGTACGGCGACCATTTCTCCGGCACGACCGGCGTCACCATCGGCGGCACGTCGTGCAAGTTCGTCGTCGTCAGCGACAGTCGCCTCGACGTCGTCACCCCGGCGCACGCCTCCGGCACTGCTGCGCTGATCGTCACCAACGCGACCGGCGCGTCCACCACCGGCGGCACCGTCGCCTTCACCTGATCGGGGAAACGATGCCGCACATCAACCTCGCCACCTACCTCGCCGACGACACCGTCGACCTGGACGGCATCCCGTCCAAGGCGCACCCGGAAGGCGCGTCGTACAAGATCCCGTCGCTGTCCGGTGAGGACGGCCTGCTGCTGCAGGTCATCACCAACGGTTCGGACGAGGACGGGAACATCACCAAGGCCGAGGCGGCCGAGGCGATGGTGAAGTTCTGTCGCGACGCCGACGGGAACGCGGTCAGCCTGCAGCGCAAACTGTTCGGCGACGCGCTCGACCTGATGGTCGCCGACGGGGTGTCGAACAACAACATCCACGCGACGATGAGCATCGTCATGGCGCAGGCCAGCTTCGGCACCGAGGTGGCCCGCAAGGTCGTCGCGCGAGCCTCGGGGGAAGCGCCGGCCCGGGAGAACCGGGCGACCCGTCGGAGCGCAGCGAAGAAGAGCAGCTCCTCATCGCGCAAGGCTGGGTCGAAATCGGGCCCGGCGTCTACGGCAAAGAGCATCCCGGCCGCCCGGGCGAGTACCCCTGGACGCGCCGCATCAAGCAAGCCGCAGACCAAGGCGGTCTGACACTCCAAGAGCTGATCCTCGACCGCTGGGACATCGTCAGCCAGGACCTCGCCGATCACGGCATCGAGGTGTGGGACCGCGACCTGATGCGTACCCGCCGGTGGGCGTGGCTGCGTGAACGGATCGAGGGTCTGCTGACTAAGCCGCCGGTCGCCTACATCCGGGTTCCGGTCGACGAGAAGCACGACAAGTGGTCGCCGGTGTGGGGGACGCGCGTGCAGCAGGTCGTCAACGAGTAGAGGGGCGAGCTGATGACCGAGCTCGACCTCGGTGGCCTGTTCGCCACGGCCGATATCAACGCCACTCCGTTCAATCGCAAGTACCTCGGGCTGGTCCAGAAGTACGCGACCCTCACCGAGTCGGCGGACAAGTTAGCCGCCGCCGCGGCTCGCGCCGACGACAGTCTCGCGACCACCGGCCAGGCGGCGACGAAGGCTTCGGCTGGGCTGGACCGCAACGTCCGCTCGACCCGCGCGAGCACGACCGCGACCGATCAGGCGGCGGCGGCGCAGGAACGGTTCGCGGCGATCATGGGCACGATCGCGGGCGAGGACGCGAAGGTCCAGCAGGCCACGCTGCGTCTCACGGCTGCTCAGGACCGGCTCAACGCGGTCCGGGCGGAAGGCACCGCGACCACCCGGCAGCTCGCATCCGCGCAGGCCGGTCTGATCGGTGCACAACGGTCCCTCGCGGCCGCCCAGGAAGCCGGGGCGGTCAGCGGGGGACGTTTCCGTGCGTCTCTGGCCGGGACGGTCAAGACCGCGGGCGAACTCGGCGTCATCGTCGGCGCCATCGAGGGCGTGAAGAAGGCTCTCGACATCGGGCAGGAATCGGCCGACTTCGACGCGGCCATGACCCGGATCGAGACCCAGGCCGGCGCGACCGCCGAAGAGGTAGCGCAGGCCCGCACGGTGCTCCTCTCGATGTCCGGGCGCGTCGCGCAGTCACCCGAAGCGCTCGCCACATCCCTGTACCACGTCTATTCGGCGACCAAGGCGCTCGGCTACACCCTGCCGCAGATGCTCAAGGCGACCGAGATCGCGGCCAAGGGTGCGACGGTCTCCGGCGCCGATCTCGAGGACACCACGAACTCGCTGACCGCGACCCTGGTGTCCGGTCTCGGATCGGTCAATTCGATGGGCAAGGCGATGGGCGCGCTGAACGCCATCGTGGGCGCCGGTGACATGAAGCAGACCGACCTGAACGAGGCGCTGTCAACCGGCGCGTTCGTCATGGCCAAGACCTACGGGGTGTCCATCGCCCAGGCCGGCGCGGCGCTGGACGTGTTCGGCGACAACAACGTGCGGGGCGCGCACGCGGCGACCATGCTGCGGATGTCCGTGCAGGACCTGGTGAAGCCGGCTTCGGATGCCGACGAGGTGCTCGGCCGGATCCACCTGACCGCAGATTCGCTGCGCGCCTCGCTCGAAAAGGGCGGCCTTACCGGCGCGCTGCACCTGCTCAAGCAGCACCTCGACGAGTTCAACGTCACCGGCAACCAGGTCGGCCCGTTCCTTGAGGACGCGTTCACGAAGCGAGCCGGCGCCGGCCTCGCGATCTTGCTCAACAATCTCGACCAGTACGACCAGAAGCAGCGCAAGATCACGCACGATTCGGGCGAGTTCGGCACCGAATGGGATCGGGCGACGAAGACCGCGCGGGTGGCGTTCGACCAGCTCGGCAACAAGGTCGACGCCGAAGGTGTGCGGATCGCCGGGAAGCTGACGCCGGCCGTTGCCGCCGCGGCGCGCTGGATCGGCGTGCAACTACCGCACGACATTCAGGTCCTCGCGCACTTCCTGGGTCCGACCGCCGACATGGTGGAGGGCAAGTTCGCCGGGGCCTGGCACGTCGCCGTCATCGTGCTGCACGCCGCCGGTGTGGCGCTGGGCGATGTCGGACACTTCCTCGGCCAGCACGCAGGCGCGGTCAACGCCGCGGCCAAGACGGTCCTGCTGCTCTGGGCTGCCTGGAAGGGCTATCAGATCGCGGTATTCGCCGCGCACGCAATCGCCGATGCCGGGGCCTTCGTTCGGGCGTCATACGGCCGGCTGACCGCTACCTCGGCGCTCACCGCCGCGAGCCTGCAGCGGGACATGCTGATCGAGGCCAAATCCGCTCTGGAAACTCAGCTCGCGATCGAGCGTGCGGCGGCCGTCGAGGCGGAGGCCTACGCGACGCTGGTGGCCGCATCGGACGACGCGACCGCGACCATGATCTCGAACAGTCAGAACGCTGCTCGCGCCGCCCAGGTCCAGGCGACCGCGACGACGGCAGCGTTGACCGAGGTCGAGTTGGCGGCTGACGCGGCGGCTGCCGAGGTCGACGCCGCTGGTGCTGTCGCGGCGGTCGGCTGGAAGGCGCTGCTCGGACCCGCCGCGCTGGCCGTCACCGCGGTCACCGTCTTCACCACGTTCCTGATGGGCAACGGCTCCGCCGCGCAGCACAGTGCCGCGGACCTGGACGACTACACGGCGTCGGTGAAGAAGTCGACCGACGCCCTGTCTGCCGTCAACATCGCGCAGACGAACCAGAATCTTGCCAGCAAGGGCGCGCTGACCACGCTCGACCAGCTCCACGGCGGCAATCTGGCGCTCGGCCTCACCTACCGGAGCCTGACGGACGCGGTCAACGGCAACAACAAGCAGTTCCAGGCCGTCAAGTCCACCCTCGAAGCCGTCTTCAAGAGCAGCGGCAACATGCTCGGCGGCAATGCGGCACTCGGCACGTCGGCGATGAAGCTGCTCGACATGATCGAGTCACTCCGCGGCGGGCTGCGCGGCCAGATCCAGACCCAGAAGGATCTCGACCAGGTCAACAAGAAGGCCGCGCCCGCGCTCGGCGCCGCGGCTGCGGACCACGCCGCGATCGGGGCTGCGGTCAGCAACGAGAACAACCAGACCAAGAACCTGATCGAGTCGACCAAGAAACTCACCACCGCCTACCTCGCGCTGGTCAACGCTGAACTCGGGCAGGCGCAGTCGCAGGATCAGTTCCTCGACTCGCTGCACGACATGAAGAAGGCGATCGACACCAGCAATGGCAGCCTCGATCAGCAATCAG